TTATTGTACTTTTGATAACTTATTAAATCGTGCATCGTGCTGTTTGCCTGAAACCTCACTTTCATAAGCTGTTTTGCAGTGATTGCGGTCAAAGAAAATACCGTTGATGACACGATATAACACCTGCCAACGTTTTTTCGGGTTCTCGGCTAATATTGCCCCTCGATAAGTACGGCTGGAAAGTGTCTCGTCTGCGGCGCCCCCTGTGAGGGCGTTAAACAGTTGGTCTATGGCGATAATCACGTGATAGCCATAACGTGTTAATTTGCGTTTAATTGCCATTGTTTAATCTCCTGTTCAAGTGCGGTTAATTCTTCGGGGTTTTTAACGCCAGTAAGCGGTCTTCAAAGGCTTGACGTTGTCCTATAATGATGCCAATCACGACGGCAAACTGGGCAGATTTTTCAATCACTTTTTCCACCAATATTTCAAACGGTACACCACGATTTTGGGCGATTTGTGTGAGCATTGGGGTTTCTGTTGAATTATCCGCCTGCCACGCTAACGCTTCTTTTTCTTGCCGGTAAAAACTTTCAATTTCTGTCTGTGGATAGCCTGCTAGTAAGCTATTTTTAAGTTGGTCGGCTTTGTCTGATAACTTATTGAGTAAGTTTTCTTTTTGTTGTGTAAAAAGTGCGGTCTGTTTTTCGGTTGAAATTTCCCACGTGAGGGTATCAAGATTTAACTCATGTGCAGCACTAGGTTGTGGCTCAATCAACGCAAGGTGCCCTGTTTTGTTTGCGATAATTTGCTTGCCTTGGGCTTGTCCGTTAAGCAGCTCAAGGTAGGTTTCTTGGCTAATTTCTACCGCACTTTCTGGCACAAAACCGCCGTCGGTGTCATCAAAAAAGCCGTTTTTGTAGTAGATTGTCATTGTGTTTCCTTTTTTTGTTTACATTTGTTATCATTTTGCCTATAATACCTAAAAAAAGGGCGATTATGGCAAAACATCCGAATAAGCACATTCAAGCGGCAATTCAATACGCAGAGCAACACGGCTGGCAAATAGTGCAATCAGGAAAGTCAGCTCACAGTTTTTGCCGTTTACGCTGTTTACGAGGACACAGCGAACATCAAATGAGTGTATGGAGTACGCCTAAAGCCCCTGAAAACCACGCCAAACAAATCATTCGTAAAGTTAATGAATGTAAGGAGTAATAATGAATCTTTACCATTTCACTGTTTTAATCCGCGATGCTCACGCACATTTAAGCGATTTAGAAGACCGCTTATTTGAAGCTGGTTGCGAAGATGCGTTAATCTGTTTTTACAATCAAGCCGCCTATTTAGAATTTGACCGTGAAGCTGCTTCTGCAAAAGAAGCCATTAGCTCCGCCTTTGCCGACATCCAAAAAGCAGGTTTTCACGATTTAGTTTTACAAGAAAGTGGCGTGAGTTCATTAAGTGAAATTGCCGCTCGTGCAGGATTAAGTCGTGCTGCTTTATCAAATTATGCTAATGGGAAACGTTCAAAAGGCTTCCCGATGCCTGTCTATGGGGTAGCAAGTGGTTCAGCTCTTTACTCTTGGAAAGAAGTGGCAAATTGGCTTTATCAAAACCAGCAACTTTCCTCTACTCAGCTTGAAGTCGCTAATTTTGTTTAATCATTTTCAGCAAGCGTAACCTAGGCGTAAGCCTAGGTATGGTTATAAAGTTCTCCCTCTAGGCTATTGGCGTATCGGTAATAATTCGTTGATAAGGCTATCTTTTCCAACGTCCGATAGTCATCCAATCTGCAGACCCTAAATACCAGTTTGTTATTGTCGCTGTGGTGTTCGTTTTAGGTTGCATAAATACCCAGTTATATTGTCCCTTACCGCTTGCTCTTGATTCGTATCGTTCGGTAATAAAACATCGATATTCTTTATCTATATATGCAATCGGTAGAACAAGATCTGTATGCACTGCAGTATTGCCTCGAGTAAAAACAATTCGCCCTGTTTGTATCATCGTCCCGTCTGGATATTTTCTAATTTCAACATTACCAATTCTTTGATAGGTAATGGCTGCATTAATAATTTGAGAGGTCGCTTGATTAAAATCCGTAATCTGACTAACCGTGTGCGTATGATTACGGTCTGCTTTGTCTTGTAACCCTTGCGCTAATCGCCCTGCATCAAGTGCACCAGCATTAGTTACCTCACCGTGGGATTTAATCCAAAAGACTACATCATCAAAACTATTCAGGGCTTTGATGCAGAGTTTGAGAATAAGCGATTTAGGGCGGTTTTCGTTTGCAGTAGGAACGACTCGAGATGCGTCAAATTGAACCGTTTTAGCTTGACCACCATTGCTATATCCAGTACCACCTGATCGTGCCTTTATTGTAAATGCGCCTGTAGGGGCTGATTGTTCGGCATTAACATCAACAAGGTGTTCGCCTATAATATTTCGAATTGCATCCTCTTGTATCTGCCCTACAGACAAGCCATTGCCCGCATTACGTAAAAATCTATCTGCGACTCTTGGCACACGATTCATTGTGCCATATTTGTCGATTAAGTGACGATATAACTCGGGGTAGCGTTGTTCGGTCACTTGGGTCATTATCTCATCAAAGGCAATCCAGCCTGCAGGGATATTATCCACGGCAAAATAAGCCGTCATCCCTACATCGCTACGAGTTAAATCAGGGAGTTGGTTGTGGTTTCCCAAAGTGCGGTATAAATCGGGGAAGGTTTGTTGGCTGAATGTTGAACCATCAGCACGTAAAAAACCAACGGGATTAGTTACCGCACGGGGAAATGACACGACCGCACCAATAGGCACGCCGTCCGTATTGAGTTTTTTCCACGCCGACCAGCTGTCTCTTTGGCTGCTTGTTTGATGCCGTTCGTACATATCTGTGCTGTATGCCACATAAGCCAATTGACGACACCAAGTGCCATTTCCCCCTGCGATAACTTGAATATGGCAACTGGTCGAAACCGGCAAATTTTGTGTCAATGAGGCTTGGCGAATCGCATAAATCCCATCGGTTTTAAGGGTGTTTAAATTTCCACGAAATTCCTCTATTTTAAAATTCCCGATACCATAGCCTGCAAGTGTATTAGGCTTGCCTTCAATATCCGTATTAAATTGCGGTTTTGCCGCCGCATGATAGATTTTTTGATTGTTATATGACAATTCCCCATTTGCCCGAATGCGAATGGTGCCGATAGCTCGGTTACTTTTTTTATACTCTATCCAGCCGTCGCCATCATTTGCCCCCATATTTAAGAGATGATTAGCATTTGCATAAGTTTGTGAATCAGCTAACCCAATGCCACGAAACCCAATGATTTTAGATTCAAAACTTTTGGTACCTTGAATCGATTCATTGCCCCTTAATCCCACTTTGCGCTCTGCGGTAGTTTTGGCGTCTACTGCTTTATCATAGGCGGTTTTCACGGCTGCACTGGTTGCAACGGTGTCTGAACTACTGCTATTTACTGAAGAGGATTTTTTGTTATTGGGAATGTAATTTTGTGAGACATTTAACTGTAATCTGTCTACGCTAGTTTTGGCGTCTACCGCTTTATCATAGGCGGTTTTCACTGCGGCACTGGTTGCAACGGTGTCTGAACTACTGCTATTTACTGCAGAGGATTTTTTGTTATTGGGGATGTAATTTTGTGAGACATTTAACTGCAATTGTGCAGTTTGTTGAGCGAGTTTTTTCCCCGCTTTCGCAGTGAGTGCAAGAGATTCAGTTTCAAGCCCCGTGTCATTGGTAAGTTGGACTATGCCTTGTTGTTGCAAGGTTGCTTTAGCAATTTCGTGAGTGTGACCTTGCTCATCAACAAAATTCACTGTGTCTGCCGTTAGACTTTTCGGATGACTATAGCCTTTTGATAATGCCAAAATCGCATCACGCAATGAATTAACATTTTCTTCTGTTGGCTCGATATTGGCTTTTTCCAACACGGCTTTTAATTGATTAAACAACCACTGGTCTTTTTTGTCGTTCATTTGTTGAACATAGTTAAAGTCTTGCACTGTTGGCGTATCATCGCCTAAATGCGCCCAGCCTGCTTCATAATTAGTTTGAGAGAAATCGGTTAAATCGCCGTTTTTCGCCCAAGTAATTCTTTTGAATAAATCGATTAGTTTTAACTTCATTTGTTATCCTTATGCGTTTATAAATTCTACCGTTACCTTTACACCTGCTGCCGTGGGAACCCACAAAACCGGCTCTTGTTCTACTGCATCTAATCTATTTTTTGCCATTCGTGTAATCGCTATATGCACATCCGCATCCTGTCCTTCTGTGATTGAAACACGCTCTGCTAAAAATATAGCCCTACAGGCTTCGATTACATCATCAAGGGTGCCATGTGAATGATTGGCGATAACTTTCCATTTAATTAATCGTCGATAATGCTCATCGAGCATATAATTAAAATCTCTAGAATGAGTTTGCGTGGCTAAATCACGAATAGGGGCTCGACTAAAGGGTTTTGCCTTTGATTGACCAGAAAAACCGAAATACCAATCGCCATTTACTCTAGCGAAAGGGCGTGGCATACCGACAATATCGCCTACTCCATCAAGTTGTTTTCCTATAGCGGTATCAATATGCCTTTCTGTAAGCATTTGCTTTAAGGTTGCTTGAATTTCGTGATGCGGTAAAAGAAGAAGTGATAAAAATGCGTTTAAGTTAGGCGAGTAATTAAATTGAGAAAGTAATCGCTCTCGCCCTAACTGCTTAAAATCATCATTAAGTGCGGTTAAAATATCTTTCATATTTTCTCCTAACTCATCACTATGATAGACGGATCAAAAATCGCTTCTTCATCAGGTGCGATGGTAATATTCTGTTCTTGATATCTTGGCTCTGGATCGGTAATATTATTCGTTTTACCTATCTGAACGGTAACTTTTCCCACGCCTTGAACCGCAATGCAAGCAGCAATAAGGCGTTGATGAATTACATCTGCTCCCACGCCAAGTGATTTACCATATTTCAAGATATTGTTGAGTGCACTTACAATGTAACCAGCTCTCGCAATTTCATCTTCATCAACAAAGGTTTCAATGGTAACTTTTAACCAAATGTAACATTTAGTCGGACGACTAAATTTAATCAAGTGCGGTTGGTTTTGACTGTCTCGCACGGTAACTTCGGTTTGCCCGTGTGTGCCAATACCCAAAGGCTTAAATTTTAATAATGTCGATGCGATATCCGTATCTAAACCACCTTTGACTACCGCATACAGTGAACGCTTAGGAATACCATTAATCGTCTGATCTGCATCGTTTTCATAAATTCTCAATGAATGAACGCCCGCCACCTTGCTTAAATTGGCATAAAGTGAATCAATTGTACCGGCTCCATTTTGCCAAACACCACGATGATAACGTTGATATAATTCAATATCACTTTCTTCTAAACGACCGGATGCACCTTCAACAACATTGTTCACTTCAACAACGCCATCAATCATATTTACCAGTTCAATCATTTGCCCAATATCGGCTTTATCTTCACTAGGGCTTTCAGTGGAAAGCATACAACGCACGCCTAAGCGAGAAATCGTAAGATTTTGGCTAACGGAGATAGAAAAGTGCGGTATAGATTGTGCCGAAATCTCAATAATTACATTATCATTACTCACATCGGCATAACTTATCGCTTTTAATTGATTGGCTAAACCTTGAATAATACTCGCACTTGATGAACGCATTGCTGTAAAACGATACGTCACACCATTAACTACGACTGAAAATACATCGCCCGTATTAATGGTATTTGAATTTAGCTCAATCCGCGCATAAGCGGCTTGATTTGAATCAATGCGTGCGTTTTCATCTGAATGATATAAAGTCTGTGTTGCTGCATTGCGCACTGCAGTATATTGGGGATTTCAACGCCTGCATTGCCGTAAAAAATCACTGGCACCGTTGAATGTTCTGCTTGTAAACGAGTGACTCCTGTAAAAGAAACGGCGCGATCTAAATTTGCTCCGGTTGCGCTCATCGGATACATTGCACTATAAACGCTTTCGATAAGCTCCCATAAGGCGGCAAAGCGTTCTGATTCAATGTTTAATATCATTCCCATCACAGTTTCAGGTGACAAATCAATATCTTCTCCAAACATTTTCTTCGCATTTTCATAAAGCTCTTTTAACTGCTCAGGCATACGCTTACGTACAAAGCCACTACGCATTAATCCATAATTAGCCATTTCGTTTTATACTCACTTTGTCTTTTACTACACCTTCGTTGGTTCGTGCTGAAAATTGCACCGCCAACACCCGATCTTTTAGATGAAATTCAAGAGATAAACGCTCTACCGCTAGAACCCCTTTCACACCCATAATCTTTTTGCGAAAAATGGATTGAATACGTGCGTTATCAGGATTCTTTGTCAAAATTTCATCAAAATAAGGCAGTCCAATTGTTGTATCTAAAAACCACTCTCCTAAAAACGTTAAAAGCACAACCTTAATCTGTTGTGCTTTTTGATTGACGCCATCTACGAGTACTAGTTTACGATCTTTTATCATCAAATCGTGTTGTCCACTCAATTTTAAATCGATCATAATGGTACCCCTGTTGTACCACCACTATCGCCTTTGTGCTTGTGACTTTGTAATGACACACCATCTGCCATAACATCGCCAGTTGTCGTTAAAGAACCACTAACGGATACACTGCCACTGTTACCTGCCGTTGAAATACCGCCATTTACAATTACATTGCCGTTAAAGGTGCTGGTTGGCGCAGTCACAGTAAAATTATCCGTTGTTACTCTTACATCAGGCGAATTGATCGTAATATTGCCATTTGGCGCAATTTTGATTTTACCGTTACCGTATTTAATACAAAGGTTCTCAGCATCGGCATTTGGAGAGCGGCTATTACCGCCCATTACACAAAAAGCATCGGATAAATCAAACATTCGCGGATCATCTGGCGCATCATTGCTTCCACTTAACCAATTTTCTAGAGATCGCTGCGAAAAAATCAGCAAGCAACCGTCTCCCACTTTCACTGGTAATGTCACTTGTGCTACCGCACCGTTAATGTCTGCCATAGGGAACATTACCGGCACGTTTACAATCTGCGGTGCATTTAATACTTCGCCATTGGCTAACCGCTTAGGAATAGAGGGTTGTACCGTTGCTCGCACTGTTTCCGCATCATAACTAACAATTTTTCCAGGTAATGACACATTAATTTCAGAAAGTGCGGTTAAAATATCCGTCATTTTTAATCGTCCTTTTTCTTACGTTTTTTACGATGTTTACTTTGCGTTTTCATCTGCGCTTTAGTCGGTGCGTTTAGATCTACTAAATGTAGTTCGCTTTGCCAATCACTAGAATGACTATCCCCCGAATGCTTGATTTTTTCCACGCGGAACCAATTTGTTACCGTCACACTTTCCAGCTTGATTTTGTCACAAGGGTTTACCATAGGCAGTAACAGGCTTTTTACATTCCAACCGTCCCTCGCTTGCCGATCAAAGGCAAATTTCTCATCTTGCTTTTTATTTGGCGTATCCTGCTTCTTACTGCGTGCTGCTTCACGTGTGCGTTCAGGAAAACCGATTAGCCCGCTATCTTTTGCCAACACATAACCCGATCGCTTTGTCACGCCATTGCGGTTTACAATCTGCAGTTCGCCATTTTGGATCGACCACTCAAGCCCCGTTCCTGCAACGACTTTGTCTAACGCTTTACGTGCGGCACCGTAAAAACTAAAACCATTTGCCCAAGTGCGTGATTTCAAATTATCTGCACCAACTACGGTTACGCCCATTTTTGCAGCAATATCATTAGTAATTTGCGTAGAACTCACGCCACCAACATAACCTAATGAAACCGCCGTATCGCGAATTTCTACCAAGCCATCTAAAACATAAAGCTCCGTTACCCAATCTGCGCCTTGATGATAAGAATACGCCGTGGCAATATCCCCCGAGCATAACAAAACATTACCTTCCTGCTCATATCCTGCATACAACACACATCGCATATCTGGCTGCTCAATAGTTTTTCGTGTAGTGGATGCAAGGTTATAGATTTTAATGGTATTTTCGTTCGGCTCGGCTTCACAATCTTTTTCAATATCGAACTCAATACGCATTGGCGGCTCAATCACAATGGCATCTTTTTGCCCTTTCTTGCCAATCATCAATTTATAACTACGTAAAAAGCGATAACTCATTCATCCACTCCGATATAAATCAACACCGCCTTGCCATTGATAAAATCATCACGCCCAATCGTTTGTAAATTATCATCACGCACCGCAATCAATTCTCCAAGTGGTAATTCATCACGACGCACTGGTGCAATTAAAGGACGATTCGGCAAAATCACAATGCTTGAGACCAGTTCATCGTTATAAGCATTTTCAATAGTGAGCGACCAAAATCCGATTGTATCGTTCCAAGAAAAGTGTAGAAAAAAGACTTCATCATCAAGATTTACTTCGGTAATAAAATCGTTTTTATTTGCAAGGTTTATTGTGATCATTCTTTTTTACCACTCCATTCGCCGAACTTCGTGATTTTTTGTGCCTGCGTATTTGTCGGCTTGCCGGTTTGTGCTTTGCCAGTTTTGGCTTTTGTTTGCCCAGCCTTACCTTTTGCGTTTGGCGCGGCTTTTTCGGGTGGAATTTCTTCCTTGCGTAACGTCACTTTTTGAATTTTTCGAAATTCCGCACTAATATTTAACCGCTCGCCGTCATCACTGTTACGCTCAATCTCAAGGCTTTCAATAGCAAAATCTTCATACACATCAAGACCAGTGACAATCGTCACTAATTCTCGCTTAGCGTGTAATTCTCGCAACGTCTCTTTTGCTGCAATCAATTTATATTTCCCTAAGCCAACATTAAACAATGTTCCTGTGCCAGTAATCACGCCACTAAGGCTTAACCGCTCACTTTCCCGTGTAATGTGATCAGAAATTACCGTACCGTCTTCAATGGGATATTCCGTGATTTGGCTAGAAAGTGATGTGTTTTCGGTTAAAAGTGCGTCCAATTCCAATACGCCAATTGTCGTACGCTTGCCCGAAAGGGCTGAAAATAAAAGGTTTACTATGCTCATAATTTACTTTTAAGCCTAAATAAAAACCCCGAACACTCGCAATGTTCGGGGTTTGTTTTTTAAAGTACGGTTAAAATCAACCGCACTTTTTTACCCAGCATATTCAATCGCCCCCATTCCAAACGATGTAGATGAACCACGGCTTAATTTGTCTGATACCGCATTAGCCACACCGCTAGGATTAGCGGAACCTTGAATATTGAAGTTATTGGTTTGCGTCATATTCTGATTAGGTGCAAAAATAGGACGACCGCCATAGCCTAACCGCTGTGGCGATACGTGACCGCTTACTGGTGTAGTTAAGGCTTCGCCGCTCAGCTTAACTTCTGCTTTCGCCCCGTCAGAAAACAAATCTCTAATCCAGCTCGGAATAAGTGAATTAAACCAGCCCACCACGGTATCGATAGATTTTTGCCACGCATTTTTAAATATCGTCGTCACGCTATTCCATTTTTCGCCAGCATCTTTCTTTACATTATCCCAGCTCTCCGCTGCTTTATTTGTGATGTTATCCCACATCTCGCTTGCACCAGTGATGATACTTTGCCAAATCTCCGCCGCTTTTTTGGAAATGGCTTCCCATGCGGCAATGGCAAAGGCTTTCACTTCATCCCAATACACAACAAGCAAGATAACCAAGCCAATTACCGCACTAATCGCAAGCAAAATTGGGTTACTTGCTACCGCCATAAACATCGTGCGACCGATCGCAAAAATACCTTTTACCACAGTGCCAACGACAGATTTAAATATCACGCCAAATTTGACCGCCCCACGTTTCAAAAGCGAGAATGCGCCACTGCCGACACGGGAAAATAATTTAAAATGTTTTTGCGCCCAGATAAATGGAGATGCAATCCCTTTCGCTACCTTAATAAAAGGTTTGGCTACAAACATTACGGATCTAAATCCACCTTTCAACAATCCGAAAAATGCACGGAATGGGAAAAATAACGCCCATACAGCGGAGAGAATACCGCCCAGCACCATTAGCCCAACAGAATAAAGCGGTAGGAATTTCAAGCTTAATCCATCAATCATATCGCCCGCACTAGACCAAGCACCGGCATAATCCCCATTAATTAATGCGCGAATAATCCGCACCATACCGCTTACCGTATTAATGAGATTTCTCACGGCGGCAATAATATATTCTAAAACGTCAGTAGCAAAAGCCTGCCAAGAGTCAAAATTAATCTCAACGCCCGCCATTCGGCTTAAATCTTTTAATAAACCACGAACATTGATCCAGAGCTTATCCGCCAGTTTACCTAGCGCGGCGAATTTATCCGCCCAAACTTCATAGCGTCCAACTAATGCCCCAGTAAAGGATAAATCGCCCTGCGTCCAACCATAAATATCTTCTAACACCAAGGCAACGACACCAGCCGCCGCAGCCATCGCCAAGTAAGGTGCCGCCGCACTTGCACCCATCATAAACAATTGATGCAAGCTCTTTTTCGCCGCTGCCAGCGCAAACATCAGCTTACCACCGATTACCGTACCAGCTAAAAAGCCCACTAAACGAATGTTTTCTGTCACCCATTCAGCAGCATTATAGAAAGCCGCGCCGAGTTTAGAGACTTTATTGACCGCCACATCAATCAATTGACCGGCTTTATTTTTCAGAATCGTCATACCGCGCCCAAAGGTTTTCGGCATCTGATCGAATTCTTTTTGGATTTTATCCGCTTGTTTTAGCAGACCTTGTGCGAGTTCTTTTGATGTGAGCTTACCTTCTTTACCTAGATCTTTTAATTGCCCAATCGGCACGCCAAAACTATCAGCAATGGCATTCGCTAAACGTGGGGCTTGTTCAATAATTGAGTTCAGCTCATCGCCACGTAATGCACCCGAGCCTAAGGCTTGACCAAGCTGCATCAAGGCGGCTTGCTGCGCCCCCTGATCTCCGCCGCTAATCGTCATCGTTTGCCCAATGATTTCCGTTAAATTTAACGTATCATCAAGACTTAACCCCAAATCCCCCGCACTTCGATTCACTTTTGAAAATAAATCCGCACTGGCGAGATAGTCTTGTCCGGAACGTTGTGAAAGGTCGAAAATCTGACTCAATGCATATTTATGTTCTTCAACAGATTTTGTCGCCAATTTCACACGACTATCCACCGCAGCCCAATCGTCCGCAATCTTAATCACATTGCCGCCAGCAATCATCGCAAAATAACCAGCAACAAGGTTACGTAGAGAAAGCATTTGATTTTTAGCGTCTTTCAGATTATTACCGACGTCTTTCGCATTCACGGCAGCCCCTAAGAATTTAGCGCGTAATCCATCGACTGCATTATTTAGGTTACTACGAATGCCTTTTGCCGCCTGTAGAGTTTGAACAACATAAGCTTTTAAACCGGAATTATCGACTTTATAACGCAATAACGTCACCAGCTCACGCACAACATTCATCGGTTTTTCTCCATTTGTTTTGCTTCCATCGCGTCCACCGCATCAAGTAAGCGATTAATCTTCAAAAGCTCGCCCATATCCGTCAATCCTGCCGTATTAAGCTCTGTTAGTGTAACTTTACCGGCTAAAAAAGGACGCCAAGCGATCATCTCACTTAGCGTCTGTTCGCTGTATTTACCAACGCTTACGCTTTCTTCACAAGCTCTTGCACCGACCCAAGACGGGCAAGAAATTTCGTAAAAAAACTGCTGAAATTAAGTTGTAAGATGAAAATTACCAACTCGATAAGCTCCGACATATCATCAAACACCAAATCAAAATCAGTTTTGCTAAGTTTTTTATCTGTCCCATTGTTGAAATCATCACGCTGCACCGTCACTAGTTCAGGTTTGATTAGCATATCAGCTAGTTTAACTAACTCTTGGCCGCTTAATTGCTGGCTTAAATCTTGTAAACCTTGTGCAAAATTCGCCGCACTTTTCTGTGCTAATTCGGCTAACTGAGCTGACGTTGCATCTTTCGGTTTTTCATCGCTAAATCCGATTACTTTCGCCAGTGACGGTACAAGGGTTTTCTGCAAATCGCCAAAAATGCGTAACTGATCCATTACCGAAAACTTTTGCACAAAAAAAGTGCTTTCGCCAATTTGAATTTCACTGCGTGCCATCAGTCATTTCCCCCTACAAATAATTTACCGTCCGCAGTTTCAAGCGTCCACTCGCGAGAACCCACTTCTTTTCCAAGCTCAAGTTTCGCCGATTTAACCACCCACGCCGTGCTTGCAGCGAATAATGAGCGACCACGCAAGTCTTTTACCGCAATTGGAAAGGTTGCGTTTTTACTCACTTTATCCGCTGCATAGAGTTCACTTAACACATCATTGGTATCACTGGTTTGTAATAACGTTAATGTGACTTTTTTACGTGGATCGGCACTGGTTGCACGTGCTACTTCGCCATCTGCACCAGCAACAGATGATACGCCGTCAGACATTTCTTTATCAATAAAGGTTCCATCTGCAAAGCCAGAAACAATAACCGCCCCGATCACAATACTTACTTCATCGGGCGCATAAGTTGCTAAAGCCATAAAATTCTCCTAAAAAATGACCGCACTTTAGCGGTCTGTTAATGATTAAAGACTGTAAGCCAGATTGCCCTTGATTTCTGTTAAGTGAATAGCACCGGCTAAACGTGCCGAGAATTTCACATCTTGCAATAAACGCTTACCTTTATTGTTATTCGACACCTTTGCCGCCAGTGGAAGGGAAATCACATAACTTGGAATTTCCTTGTTATTATCATCCAATTCTGTCGGTGCAATACCGCCACGTGCTACACCTAAATCTAACGCCTGACGCACTGCCGCACCAATTAATTGAATACCTTTATCGGTGTAAGGCACTTTGCCGTAAGCATTGATTAAGACGGATGTCACATTAATTTGTACTTCCTGCACCAACCAATCACGGAAACGGATAATATCGATCCATTCCCCAGCTGCGACTTTGCCGCCTTGCGTTACCGCAAAGCTATCGTTAAATTTCTCAAATGTCGTTGCGTTTTTCTTCGAGCAAGCTAAGTATTCGCCTTCCATTAACGGCGAATAAGATACGCCAGCAAGTTTTTTCAAGTTCCACGTTTCCGATCCCGGATAGAATGTAAAGGAATAGCTCATCAAGGCAATTTCTGGGTATTCTTCCGCTGCTTTATGGGAATACATTACCGCCGAACGGTAATATTGTTTCGCTTCAAGTTTGCTCGCAATATCGGTTTTCTCCGCCGATTGTGGTAATTTTTCATCAGCAGAGGCGGTAACAAATAATTTACCGTTGGCTTCTGCCCACGCCGCCGCCAACATCACATCTGCGTCTTCACGCGAGACCAACGCCAAGCCATACCAGCTGTTATTTTCTCGTGCGACCGCCGCGAGCGCATCCGTCACGCTTTCATCTTGCGCTTTACGTCCGATAAATACCTGCGCCACGTGTGACGGCTGCGCAAAGGCGGTAGCCACTGCGATATAAAGCGGATTGTTTGATTTTAAGCCTAAATCCAATAATTCATTTGGATCGGTAACTACCAGCAAACGCGCCGAATTATTCAGCGTATGTTCGCCTAAAATTAATAAATCACTAAAAGATTTACCGGCGATTGTGGTTGTATTTAAATCAATAGCCACATTTACCAAGCGATCAATTTTCGCCATTTTTATTTACCCCTATTAAATTTTTCTCAGAAGCACGTCCTATATTTGCCGTCACTTCCACTTGTTCAATAATACCCACAATATCCTGCACACTAGCCGCATAACGAATTTCAAGCTCTACCATTGCCCGATCTTCATATTCACGCTGTTCATTTAGAAAGGCTAAATGGGTAATCCGCCCAATGCGAATCAATGCCACGCCATCATTTAACCAACGCTCACGACAAGACTGCATAGATAAGCGCATACAAACATCTCGCAATGCCTGTAAACTGTTTCCACCGAAATAATTCAACTCAAGCACGGCATCGATATGAGTTTTTACCGTCTGATTGCCTTCATCATTTACCGCCGAATAATGAAAATGTTCTGGTGTTCTCTCAAACTTCAGTTCATAAGTAAAAAATGGCTTTTCTGGCTCACGCCCATTTTCATAGGTGCGAATAAAAGGGCGATCCGATAGATCGCCCAATAAATCATACAAACGCTCAAGCATATTATTTTACCCGTATAGCCACGTAGCGATGATGTGACAACACACCACTGTGATAACTAGCTCGTGAAATCACTTCGTATCGCTCGCCGTCAAATAGCACTACCGCACCATTGTGTGCATTCTCTCCAGCCACCGTTAGTTTTTGATCGGTGTAAATTTTTACCGCACTTGAAACGCGCCGCCCCTGCATTGATACCACTAGGCGATCCATTTCAGCACTGCTTAACGGCTGAATGGATGCCATTAACATCTGCTCAATTTCGCCACCGTTTACCCACTTGCCTTTCACATACTCTCCGTCAGAACGCACAAGTATTTTATAAGGCTTGCGAAAAGAAGATTGAGAAGAAAATATCTGCATCAGATTTCAACCTTATAACGAATTGAATTGACTAATTGCGAGGTATCTACGAGCGGTTTACTACTTTTCTTACGCTTACGCGTAGATGGTGCATTCGGTGTCCAAGGATAAGACTTCAAGGTATTTTTCTGCTTGTCTTGATACCATTGCCCAAGTTTTGAAAGCTCTTGCACCAAATCAGCCCCTTTCGCCACATTAGAGACCACACGCCCTAAGTATTGCGCCACTGCCTGTTGATTATCTTCAAAGGTTTGACGAATAAAAGGACGAGACGGGATATGTGCCGTGCCATATTCATTCCAAATACCAATATCTACCAAGTTTTCGCCTGATTCAGAATGAACGCCTGCATCCGCTTGAACGCCTACTTTTACGCGTGCTTTGCCGATTTTGTTTATCAACTCAAGTTCTTTTTCAAGCCCTTTATTGTTGATTTTTACCTTAACCACGCTAGACACAATGACTCCCTACGGTAATCGCACCAAGGCGCACGCAAATATTGTTTAGCTCGTTATACTTCGCCAAAAAGCGTTCAGCGTTGCCGCCTTTATCGCTCCCTGAAAAATATTCACGTTCTAAATCGCCTTCACGTTCACGCCGTAAACCCGCCACATTTACCCCGCTTTCAATCGACTGAGCCAACAAATAAGCCGCATACCACGCCACCGCCTCATCTTGCTTTTCATCAGATAAACAGTCTGGACGTTTATTATCAGCCACGCTTAACGCCTTATTTACCATATCTTCAGGCATTTGTTGGCTTAATGGGTAAAAGAGATTAAGTAACGAGTATGCGCTCATTTATTACTCCTGCTTTTTACTTTTGCCGTCTTTTTTCGCATCTTCCGCTTTCGGCGTTACGTCAATTAATACGCCTCGTTCAATTAAACGATCAAGCCCTACCGCATCATAGGCAATTTCCACCTCTTGATTAGGGGAAATAAACTCGCCGCCAACACGAATTAAACGTGCTTCAATATTACGTACAATCATCGCTAAATCTCCGCTTTGGTTGCCGATAACGGATAACGTAAGAAGACGCCACCCACACGTGCCACACAGTTCACAACAAGCTCTAAATTGCGTTCTTGTGCCGGTAACTGGGTAAAATCTTGCGGCGTTTCAAGAGTTAAGTTATCAAGGGATTTTTCATAGCAAATCGCTAAGTTCTTATTCCCTGTACCCGCTTTTCTCTAATTCCCATAAGCCCTGAATAGTTAAGTTAGGATGTTTACGCTTGAAGAACGTCAATACGTCCACTTTGTCAGCCGTGTTCATATACTTACTGGATAACGTCTGATAATCTGTTAGCGACAACAATAAGTGTGTTGGCTGATGCACGCCTTTTGATTGCAACACGACGGTATCGTGTAGATTGTCCAAATCCGCTAGCACCGCATCCGCCGTTGCAGTTTTCCAGCCACCAGTTACCGAGGTTTCTCCTAAATTCGGGTGGTTAATAAAGCCGTTTAAACCAAATTCTTTATCTCCTAACAAGGCAATTTCGTTCATCTTTACTTCCACCGCACGACGCGCTGCACGAGCTTTAGAAGACGGTAAATCCGTTTGATTAGCTGACGCCGCTTTCAACTCTTGTAGATTGTAGCCATAAGCAGCACCGATGTTTTTCACTTTTACCGCACGTTCTGTCATAGCCACATCCGCACGCGGTAAATCATCGGCATAGTTGGCAATGACTTTAGCCATACCGACCATATCGTAAATGCGCTCAGTCACAGTTTCTGCCCATTCAGGGGCTTCAGAAGAGACTGGGACGAGCGATAAGCCATTCATACCCGGTAATTTTTCTTCATAGATTTTGTTGCGCACAAACTCTAATTGGCGTTGCGTAAACAAGCCCGCATCTTGGTTAAATACACCCGCCGCATTTAAACAAGTATTGATCGCATTCAACTCGAACGCATCTTGACGAAGATCTTTCATTATTTTTCTCCAATAAAAAAGCCCCAAGTTTTCACTTAGGGCATCGTTAAACATTGAATAATTAAGCTAACTCGACTAATGCGAGCTTGCCATATTTACCGCAATCCACTACGGCAGTTTTAAAGGTTGCATTCGGTAATGCCGTACCAATTTTTGCCACCTTGCCTGAAGCGGGGTCAAAACTTACCGCACGTCCTGCCGTAATCGCTTCGCTGTCTTTCACTACACACCACGCAACCCCTTTACGCAATACGGAAACCGCATCAAATTTCGCATAACCGCCTACTACAGCATGGGAATGTAACGCAATGCCAATGGGCTTAGTGCCACCTAATTTAGCTTGTGTGGCACTCGTCCCTTGCGTAATCACTACGCCGAATGGGATTTCATTTTCTGCTGCAAAGGTTTCGACTAAATCGTAACGGCTGTCGCCTTTCATACCAGCAAAGGCTTTTTGTTGTAATTGATCGTACATAGACATCGTTTTATGCTCCTATTGGTTACGACTTGCAATCATTGCCGCACGACCAGTTAATTTCGTTTGGCTATCCTGCGTAAATGTGGGTTGATTTGTCGCTGATGGTGTTAATTGCTGACGCTGCACACCTGCCGCATCCGCTCGTTGTTTGGCATCGCTTACCGCAATATCAAACGCTGCTTCAATATAACCATCGGATTTTTGCGATAAATCCGCATTGTCTTGACGAATTGCCTTAATCACAGCCTCACGCAACGCACGGTCGGTACTATCAGCTTTCACTTCCACCTTATGCACTTTCGCTACGTTTTCTAATTCAACACGCACCTTGGCTTGACTTACCGCATCTTGTTTAATTTGTTCAACCTGCGTTTCAAGCTCTTTCACTTTCGCTTCTGCCGCATCTGCGCGTGCCGCTTCTTTGTCTTTTGCTGTCACTGCGTCTTTGGCGTCTTGTTTTAGTTTATGTAATTCAACAATCACTTCGGGTGCGGCTTGATATGTAATGCCGCTATCTAAGCGAATGTCAGAAAGCGTTGTTTGAGTGTTACTCATCGGATTTTCTCCATCTTCGTTAAATTCCACGGCATCTGCCGCATCTAAATTAAGTGCGGCATTGCCTGCACGCCCAACTGTCACAATGGCTAAATGGTTAGGACGAATATTACGCTGGATCACATCATATGGCTCGCCGTCTTCTGTTATACCGCTCGTCTCGTCAATATCTACCTTATAGCCAACCGACAATTCTTTTTTTCCAAAATCAACGGCTTTCGTATTGTGAATCACAATATCTGCCGTTAAATTTTGCCCATCTTGTTTACCTTCCGTTAAGATAGAACCCACCACCAAATGCGCATTATTTTTCGTCACAAGTCCGTGATGATCTTCTGTAATCGGCAATCCCTTGTAAGCGCGTAAACTATCCGCCTTAAATACTTCATCAGGCGGACGATATTCACGTCGAGTTTTGCCATTAGGAAGCTCATAAACAAACACCCCACTTCTTGTCAGAATAGGGGTGTCATAAATAAAACCGTTATCATCTCGCCGTGCCTGAATGCCACGGCGGTCGTATCGCATTACCATTTTTTCTTACTCCGCATAAATCACACCGTTTAGATCTTCAAATTCAGGGAATACCGCCTCCGCATAGCAACGACATAAAATAGGCTCCCCGGATGTCCGTCATCAGGTGGATTATCCCAATCAAATTGTTTACCCTCACGATCAACGTGGTGCGCCCGCTCACGCTCATCAAGCATACCGCGCCAAATATACGACTTCACGCCGATATTTTGCTGGCGCAACTTCGTCAAATGACCGTTTAACTTGCCAATTTGGTCACGAGCAATTAATGTTGCACGTTTCTCGTTGGTGTTAAGGATAGACTTCACATCATCTACCACGCTTTCCCAACGCCAACCACCGCGCACCGCTTGAGTAAAGCGACTACGCAATTTTTCTAACGTCTGCGTAGGAAGGCTTTTTATTAGGCGGATATTTTCCCATTCCGCAATTTTTAATGCATCATCAAGCCAAGGTTCAGTCGTGAAAACATCGACGCTATAAACTGATTTCAGCACTTTGTGAAACTGCTTGCCGTTAAAGTTCTCTGTCTGATGAATATAGCCACGCACAAATTGCGCAATTTCTTTTTCATCAACAAAAATCAATACCGCTTGCAATAATTCAATAAGCCAACGTTCAAGTGTATCAGAAAAACTATCTTGTCGAATATTTGCCTGAAAGTGCGGTCGAATTTCAACGAGTTTTTGATTAACCATCGTATTAATGTTTCTCGCCACACCACGTAAATAACCCACATATTCACGCTCAATTGCGTGAGGAAACAACCACACCTTTGGCTTTCTGTTCTTCTTGATACTTTTCAACATCATCGTCATCTACCTGTGGCAATTTGTCCGCTTGAATGCCAAACTCCCCGGCAATCTGTGTTCGCAATTCTTCTGTGGATAATGCACCCGAATCAACCAAATTAATTAACCGATCAAGCTCGATTTTCGCTGCATCCGCATTCGTTTTACGCACATCGGCTAATTCTTTATCCGTCGGTGTGTTCAACGATGGGAATTTGATTTTCCAGTTCTCAAACGGGTTGATATGCTTTTGATACATCAATAGCTCAATCAGCTTTTCAAGCACTGGCTTGATTTTATGTTGTTGAATACTTTCGACCAAATCGTAATAGCTTTCAAAATCGCTCTGTCCTGTGGCGTTCATACCTTTAGCTGACTGCCCAAATAAAATCGCCACTGGAATATTCACATCAGCCGAAATCGCCACCTTAAATTCATCCAGCACATCAACAATACCGCCCAAATCGGCATTCAAAATGTTGTAATCATCTTCGCTATCAACAGCTACGCCATTTAACAGACTACGCCCACGTTCAACAAGATTGATACGCTCTCGAATAACAGGCTCTAATCCATTATCAATTGCCAACGCAAGCCCTTTCATTTTATGAACCGCTTGCTGTTTGCGTTCAAGAATTAACGAAGCCCACATCAATGATTTTTGATAATCACGAATTTTCGGGTAAACCGATCTAACCGCACTACGCCCAATCCAATGTAAGCCATTTTTTAGACGTTCTGGCAATGAATCGCCGCCCATAAATAACAAACGGCTTTCATGGATTTCTACCTGACTATCAAGCGAACCAGCAATCGTACCGATATTTAACCGATAACTGGAATAGCGACCATAATTCGGCTTGGTTGGATCGGAATAGCGATTAGCCGTAGGCGAAATTTGACTTAAATCAAACACTCGCACTTCATCGATACGTGTAATGTGACTTGGCTCTAACGGTTCACTTAATCGCGCACCGTCATCGGTCAATAAAACCATAACCGCACCACCAAAAAACCGCGACCAACGCACCATATCTGCCAATGCTGGCAAAATCTTCAACCGTTCAATCTCATTGCTAATCGCATCATCTTGATCGCCTTGAATTTCAATCGAACGTGAAATCGCCGCATCTGCTGGCATATCGACCACCCGTGCGGCTAAACCACCTAACTCATATAACGTTAAATCAAAAAGTGCGGTTGAATTTGCAGAATTTCTTGCAAAATGATTAATCCCCAAGGCTTCGGCGTAGCCGTCTTGATTAAATGCCATATTAACTTCCTAACCCAATGAAACGTGACAATACATCTTCTTTCGGTGCGAAACACATTACCAACGCATCCGCCTTATTCGGTGACGGAATGCCACGCTTTTTCATATCTTTCTTACTTTCTACTTTTACACGCCCATTACCGTCATAATCCACATAAGGGCGTGCCAATTCTGCTTTTAAATATTCCAAATCCCTTATATCGGAAGAAAGACTAATCATCTCATCAACGGGATATTGCTCTTCATACGTGATCGCCCGATAGGTTTTATAGAAACGATCGCGTAAACGCCACCACGCCTGAGCCTTAATATTGGCGAACATATCTCGATTGGTTTTACCATAAATATATTCTGCATCAGGTTCAAATACCGAGCCTCCAGCATTAAAGCCATTAATACGAATGGATTTATCGTTTAGGCGATGATAGTGTGCTTTTACACCGGCACCTATGCCGATGCTATCGTAAACAATTTCATTTGCGCCAAATTCCAATGCATTAAGCCGAGTTCTGTCTGCACTACCAATCACATCTTCGCCGTGCCATTCATCAACACGCAACACTACAGAACCATGAACAAAGGCATTAGCATTCGCATCTGAGCCTTCATCCGCCACATCAAAACCAATAATCTTTCGCCCTGCCGCCACAAAGCCTAGTTTTTTATGTGCATCAACCGCGGCATCAATCCACAATGGTTTAATAATAACCTTATCGCTATCAGCTACCGGTTCTCCCTCATAAACATGACGATAAAGCTCGTAATCACGCTCTCGCATCTGCGCCATATCTTCCATTAGCTCTTTCGGAAAATATGGGTTGTCTTGCCAATTCACTAAGACCGATTTACACCTCTCAGGTGGATGAATCACAAAGCGTTGATAGGTATCGTCCAGAATGTTTTTCGGGTTGAAACTCACAATAATTTGCGAGCCATCTTCACGAATGGTCGGAATTAACACATCCCAGCTTTCTTTAGAAACGTTTTCGCCCTCCTCCACCCAAACCACATCAATACCCGTCATTGACTTGATTGAAGTGATGTTGGTTTTCAGACCAGCAAACGTGAAGCGTGAACCGTTTTGCCCGATAATTTGCGTTTTCTGTACATCAAAAAAGGCTTGTAAGCCAAGCATTTCAATCTGATCTGCCAACATCTGAATCACAGAATCAGAAATCGATTTCTGAATTTCACGACAACACAACACCCGAATCGGTTGAGTATAAGCACGTAACACTAACGCACGGGCAATGCTGAAACTTTTCCCAGAACCACGTCCGCCATAGAAAATAATAAAACGCCAAATAGATTCAAAGAGCGGTCGGAATTTCGTGGGAAATTTAAGGTTCTTCTGGTTCATCGCTAAAACTAATGTTGATGACTGCAGGTAACGCATTACCGCCTGAGGTCACATCCACTCTATCTTTAAACATACCAAGATGTTTGCCTAGTAGCTCAAGAGCTTTATTTGCACCTGTCGGTTCAAAAACAAAACATTCGGTATTAACGCTTTGTGCCGTTCCTTCTTGAGCGTTTTTTACCACAGTGGTAATGATAAGCGGCTTTCTTCCCATACAAATATCACGATACTCTTGCAAGTCCGCAATGATGTTATCAACGGTAAGATTATGGCGTTGTCTGTGCTCTTGTTGAAGAATATCAACCCTTGATCTAATCTTGATCTTATCTAATTCTTTTTTAGCTAATCGGTTTATACTTTCAGGCTTCATATCTTGGCAATCATAACTCTGCCGATACGCTTCACTAGCATTACCAAGCTCAATATAAAGCTGACAAAATTTTTCTTGTTTAGGCGTTAATCCACGACCAGACGTGGATTTTCCTTTCACGTCTGACATAGGAAATCCTTAAAATAACTTGAATAAAACTTATAAAACCTATAAAATACTTATTAATTAAATGTAATACTTTAGCTATGAAAGAAATCATCTATCAGCCAAAAGCATTAAAACAATTGAGAAAGATTCCAACAAAAGCACATATAATTGAAAAATGTGAGTCGCTTAAAACCTTTCCCGATTGTTCTAATATCAAAGCACTAACCAATCACACTTACGAATATCGTTACCGTGTTGGTGATTATCGTGTTTTCTTTAATATCGTTGGTAATACGATGAATATCGTATCTATTGAAGAGGTTAAAAAAAGAGATGAACGCACTTACTAATATTCAATACATTAATAATGAGCAAGGCGTACCTGCTTTTGCTGTTATGCCAATTGCCACGCTTAACTGGCTAAAACAAAAAGCGAATTTTTCAGACCCTATTGAAACAGGTATCCCTGAATCTGTTGCAAAATTGGCTTTATTAAACGATTATTCTGCATTGCGTGCTTGGCGTGAACACTTAGGTTTAACCCAAGCGGAAGTGGCAAGCCGCTTAGGCATCTCTCAAGCAGCTTATTCGCAACATGAAAATTCACAGACCTTGCGTAAAAGCACTCGCATTAAAATAGCGACAGCACTTGGCATTAATCCCGCTCAATTAGATTTTTAATCTATTTACTGCCTTTTGCTTGATCAACCCATTTATTAAGATGATCTACTTGGCTTGCGCATTTATCTCGCTCTGCGGTTACCTTAACAAGCTGTATGACTACATCGCCGTATGTTTCCCCAGTAAATGCTGTTCTTACACAAGGTGCGGTATAGGCTTGAGGCGGATAAATATATTCAGCTTTGGTTGTGATTTTATTTGTGCAAGCGGTCAAGAACAGACTGAGGCAGACGAGTGTTGGCACAAGGCTGTGTCTTAATGATTGTTTTAACTGATTCAGCATGTTCTGTTGCTATCCTTTCTATTTCATCATTACGCTCTTGTTGCTCAATAACGGCATCACGCTCTTGTTGTAACGCAAGGCTCAATGATTTATTAGCATTTTCTTGTTGCTGAATAGTTTGGGCTTGAGCTTGGTTCTCGGCTTTTAAACTACTTATCTTCTGAGATTGAAACCAAGTCCAACCACACAAGCCCAAAATCAAACAAAGTGCGGTCAATTTTATGGCAGTTTCAAATCGGCTAAACATAATGCTTTCTCTTTTTCTCGGCGAACCACCAAACCTGCTAATTTTTTACCATTGGCATACACCCATCTAGGAAATTCGCCACAAGCCTTTTCATATTGTTTTGCTCGAAGATATTTAAACATCGTAGATTTACTTACTGCCCCACAACCCACATTAAAAGTGATTGACACCGCAGAATCAAATACCGATTGCGGTAACATCTCGCCATTGCCATATTTATTCACACATCGTTCAGCAATCACAATATCATTCTTCCAACGTTCGGCAATTTCCAAATCTGTGTAACGGTGTTTTGGATTGATTTTCTTACCACCATATTCAGTTGAACCAATTCCTACGGTCAAAACATCCGCAGGGCATTGATACGGATCACGTCTGCAACCCTCGGCATTCCCAATAATTTCAGCACCTACAGGACTTAATCTTAGCTCGCCACCGAACTGAGCATACATTAATCCCATTACCGTAATCACAGAACAAACACCAAGAGCTTTCCTAGTTTTTGTCAAAATCATCATCAAATCCTAAAGACAATCGTTTCATTTTCACACGGTGTATTTCTTCTGCACGCCGTTCTTCATTTTTTCTAACTTTCCCTTCTTGGCATTTAGCATACATATTCACGAGACCACTTATTAAACCTATAACAAGCCCCATAATAGCCAGCCATTCTTGAAATGAATACATTGCCCAGAACGCACCAAAGCCAGACCAAAAAATACTTTGGCTTCCTGCATCTTTTAACATTTTTACACTCCACCCATTTACAGAGCTGATAAAAAAAGCCCACGCATTAACGTGAGCTTGTGATAGATGGCCTTACCCCGTGCGATTTCTCGTGCAATAAAGTCTAACAAGGTAAGGAGCTATTACTGTAAATAAAAAATCCCCTCTAACAGTATCAACAAGTAGGGATTTTTACATAATTCGATATAACGACTACCACCAGCGAACAGCACTAATAAAAGGCGTCGCAAAAAGAAGACAAATTCCCACAGCTAAAGCCACAATCGCAAAAGCAATCGCACCACGAATAACAGGCGTTGAATAAGTTTCCATATCTAATCCTTGTTTTGGATGTATTTTTAGTTTCGTTCTGTTATACTTAATCACAAATTCGTTCCTTTAAATCGAGCTTAACAGGAATGAAAAAAGCCGAAGTGTTCCCGCACCTTGGCTTTTCTTTTGCATACAAAAAAGCCCTGAACGTTTCCGATCAGGGCTAATAAATCATTAACACATTACATTTCCAACACAAACTTCAACGTATCCGTAATCGTTGAAAAAGTAAGCTTCTCTAAATTTTGCTTAATAAGTGTAATCTCAAAAGAGCCATCAATATCCGAGCAGCCCAATGATTTTAATTTTTCCACTCTTGTTTGATATTGTGAAATTTCTTCCACTAAATCGCCAGACAGAATGCCATTAAAGGCTTCACGTGCCAAATTAACGCTAAATCCGAATGACTGCGCTAAATAATCCACATCGATTGTAATATCTGCACCAACAAAGCTATCTTTCGGATCTGAAAACTGAATTCTAATATTCATAGAGCCTTTGTAGTTGGCTTCAATCGTATCAGGAATAAGATTACTAACAGTAAATCCTTGCCCTTGTAAAAATGCAATCGATTCATTCGTCATCAACGAAATAGCATTCTCTTTTTTGCCCTGTAATAGGGCTAAACGCTGCTTAAATAAGGCATCACTTTCAGCCTTTAAATCAGCAAGTTGTTTACGTAATTCAAATGACATTCTTTATCCCTTATAACCGCCTAAAATTAAAGCAATTATAGTACGAAGTGCCACAATAAAAAAGCCCAAGTCTATCAACTCGGAGCTATCAAATTCATTTGTGCGTTCTCAACGTGCTAAAACCGCAATATAGTACATATAATACACTTTTAGTGTGCACTGTCAAGCGGTTTATGAAGTGCAGTAATTGGTGATGATGTTTCGCAAATATACCCATCGCAATCTTGGTTTAAATTGAGTTCGTATGCTGCCAATAACAACACCACCGCAAAGAGAATTCTGAACATAATTTATCCTTTTTCGTGAATTTGAGGTGTAGCAATCCGCCGCACGGATTTCTTTGGGAAAAGTGCGGTCGGATTTTTTGTTGTTTTATAAAATGTCTAGCTGAAATCCTGTTGATTTAGGGTTGTAGGCTCGAAGATATTTTAATACGCGCCAGTTATTGCCTTGCTCGCATTCAAATTGCTCTGTAATGCGTGTCAATATGTTATGTGCCTGACGGAGAGTACTGCGATATTCGTAAGCCATGTCATGAACTGGTGCGGCATAATGTGAACCAATTTGTTTTAATGCAGGGTGAAGCACTTGGCAAAGTTCCGTGCCACGCAATAAAGCAAACCATGCCCACACAAGCTGTTGTAGGTCATGCTCTGTAAATTCACGGATGAATAGCTCATCTTTTTTCTGTTCAGTAATAAGCTCACCTTCAAGCACAATTCTGTGTACATACTCTACTGCTTGCGGTAACTGCTCTAATGTTAAATCTTCTATGCTTTCCACATTAAAGCGTTGATGGACTAAATGATAGGCATCGGAATAAATTAAGCCTTTCTTGCTGACTAACATATTTACGGCATTGCGTAATCCAGTTCTGTCATTGACGGATGTTTTGCTTTCATATTTTCCAGTTTTACGAATAGTAGGTAATACTTCTGATGTAACCCATTTTCTAAAACGGTGCGGAACAGATTCTTTTTTAACTGCATCGCGGCAACGTAAGATCAAAGTGTACATTCCGCTTTCGCTGATGATAGAAATACTTTGAGCGCCATTTCCAGCCTGACTGTCGGTTAAACCGATAGTCGCTTTTTCGTCATCATCTAGCTTTAATAAAGCATCACTTACGTTAGATATTTTTAACGTGTCACACACGTCCTTAGCAACAAACCAAGGTTCATTGTTAATAACTAAAGTGCGGATAGAATTTGATTCAAAATTGAATGTAGAGAATTGGGATTGAATTGTCATAACTGATACCTTTTCGAATTTTATGGCGGATAGGTGGTTCGAAAACCGCTCAGTTAAACGGCGTATGGTATTGAATATTCCCATACCCACCTATCCATTGGTAAAAATTAGACATAAAAAAATCACATTAACGCAGTGAAGTGCGAACTGATAATACAAGGAATTGGGTTTCGACTCCCTAGACCTTAAGTTTGAGTTTAATAAAAACCCTATCCGCTGTCAATACAAATTAGGGTCGCCAAGAGGTTCGAAGGCTGCAGTAAGTCAGCTGGACATATTCCCTTTCGGGTATTGTATTAGTCGCCCACTCGGCATAGATAAGATGTGATTATGCGCAATGAATGTTTAATGGCAATAAAACAAACAAGGTTACTAAATTTCACGCATAAAAAAACCGCTATGCTATCGGGAGCGGACTAACCGCTTACTGCTAATAAGGCTTCGACACCTTGAGCAGATAACTATCTGCTTGATAAAAATAATAATGAAAAATCCCTTTGGGTGTCAAGGGCTTTTTGTAATTATTCACTTTTAATTTTGGGCGTTCGTCTATGGATTACAACTACTAAATATGATAAAAAAACTTGTGTTGATTTGTAATAAATACTACAATGGCAACATCTAAGGCAAGGTGCTTTAGATACAGCAAACCCCACGCTGTTTAGAGTGGGGCTTACTTAAAGGGATTAGATAATGAAACCCTATCAAATCATTATCTTAATCATCGTTCTAATGCTAACTTGCTGTAGTGGTACAGTAATTAGCTAGATGAACAAAGGGGAAGGTCAGATGTCCCCGATGTCCCTCACTATAATCAAACAAAAAACAAAATGCAAGGACTTTTCTATGGCAATGACTCGCACAGAAATTAACGCCAAAAGCGATAAAAAACGTGGTGTACGCCTACAATCTTACAAACTACACGAAGATATTATCAAATTGCTTGCTGAACTTTCCGAGAAAACAGGCAAATCTAAAACGGCGATTGTAACGGAAGGGATTTTAGCGATGGAGAAAGCCTATAAAAATTAGGGCGTGAAATTAATTTGTCTAAAAAATGCGGTCAAAATCGACCGCACTTTTCAGGCAATAAATAAACATTGCTTACCTTCTGTTGATAATAGCAATAAAAGTGATGTTTTTACCATTTTCAATCGATTGAAATACTCACGCCGTGAAATATGTAAATATCGCCAAATTTCTTGTTTTTCCCATCTCTTGATATAAGTTAGAACGAATACATCATAAAGTTCTGGTGTGACTTTTCTAATTACACCAAGGTAGCCATCAATTTCCATACCTAATTCATCGCTTATAGGACGCATACGATATTTTTCAGCATAACGTGCATCACATTTCATTTCTGCAAACCCTGCGGCTACACGTGGAAATTCAGTCTCATAACGAGATGTAGCCCAATAACCAAATTCAACTGAAATCTCATCAATATTCACGTAAGCTCCTTAATTTTTGCCTTGTAATACTTAATAATCTCCTTGCAATCTTCAATGGTGTATTTCTTTGGTTCGTGGTCTTGGCGTTCTAACCACGCCACCTTATCTGCACCGATTTTATTGATAAGATTGATTCGATATTCGATGATATTTCCGCTCTTATGGTCATTACAGGGTGCGCATTGCTTATGTACATTCAGCTCACAAAATCGCAATTCTGGACAAGCCCCACACTCCGATAATGCCCTGCATGGTATTGCCCTTGATGATACCGACCGCAACTGATACAAGGCTGGTCTTTATCCCTTAAACGAATGAATTTATTAAATACCGATTGTGCCTCTTTCAGCCATTCTGAACGACTTTTTAATTTCGCCCTACGTTCCCTTTGCTTTTTCTTTTCGGCCTTGTCTCGGTCTTTTTGTGCATTATCTCGGGCTAATTTAATTGCACACTCAGGCGAGCAAACTTTCTGTGTTGAGCTAAAGGTTTTTACAAACGGCTTGCCGCAGACTTTGCATTTATACTCTTTCGCCATTAGCCAAACACCATATTAAACATTCCCCAAACTGCCACAATAAAAAGTACGATTTTTAATTCTAGAATCTCGTCATCATTTAATTTCATTTTCATCCTTTACTTGTGTGTATCCTTGTGTATAATTTATCGTGATTAAGACGACAAGGAGGAAGCATGCGATCCAGCGACTTAATCAAGGAACTTAAAAATGCAGGTTGTACTTTTGTCAGGCACGGTAAAGGCGATCATCAAATCTGGCAATCGCCCATCACAGGGAAGACGTTCCCGTACCACACCCAAAACAACACGTACCCATCGGCACATTAAGATCCATTAAAAAATCGGCAGGGCTTCTATAGCTCTGCCGAGCTAACCCACAAGGAGCGACTATGTTATTTACCATCGGCATTGAAACCCCAACAAATGAAAATGAAGCCTACGGCATTACGGTGCCAGCATTATTTACTGAAGAATATTCCTGCTTTAGTGCCGCTGATACCCTTGAAGAAATCCCAACGCAGGTAACTGATGCCATTCACTCCATCTTAGAAATGATGTTTGAAGACGGCTTAGATATCAACGAACTTCAAGACAAAGGCTATCGTCACTACCAAACGCAAGAAGATTTTAACTATTGCGATACTTGGTTGTTGCTTGATGTAGATATTTCCGCATATCAAGGCAAACGCCACCGTATTAATATCAGCTTGCCTGAATACCTTATCAAACGTATTGATAGCCGTGTTGCAAGCAATCCAATCTACAAAGACCGCAGCCACTTTTTAGCGATTGCCTCACAAAAAGAGCTACGGCAATAATTACCCAAAAAACGCATACAACTGATTTAACGTATTTTCATCGGTTGTATCGTTAAAAATATGCTTGATTGCTGCACTAATTAACGCTTTGTAACAGCTTTCAAACTCTGCTTGCTCCATATTCCCATAACTCAAGGATTGCGCCTCAATCCGCAAATCCCCTTTAATGTTGTATGTAGATTCGTAAAATCCCGCCAATACCGTTAGATGTTTACGAAAGGTGTCAAATTGCTTGCGCTCATCAAAGTGTTCCCATTCTGTTTTATCTGCAGCCCAATGGTTAAAACAGAATTTAAAAAAGGCGAACACTTTACGATGAAAGGCTGGATTGCGCGTGCGTTTGAGTTCTATCTCATAAATCTCACCGTTTTTGAATGATTGTAAATCTGGCAAGTACATTTCATCGGCTGGACAAAATACACCACCAGCATTTTTCATCATTGGAATAATCATTCCAGATACTCCACACCACGTGCCCACGCGTGCGCCTCTTCATAAGTTTTAAAGCGTTTTCGTACGCGAGAAATCTGTACTATTTTGCCGTCAATACGTTGTAGCACCCTCACATCTCCACGAAAGCAATCGTGCCGTTTATGTTTAATACCGTGGCGAAAGCCTTTTGTTGAGCCGTCGTGATATGCGCTACGGTAAATATAAAAATCTTTCATCATTCGCCCCAGCCAAATAAAAATCGATTTGATTTTTTCTCTTCTTGAATCAATGCACAGACTTCATCGCAAAATTTCTCAAAATCTTTTCTAGGCCAACGCTCCAAATCAAATACCATACCGCTAAATTGAATTTGAGCGCGAATTTGCTCTTTTAATTGAGCTTGCGACATCAACTCTAATTTCATTGGATCGATTTTTTCTTTCGGTGGTTCGGGTGGCGATATCGTGTCCCATTTATCAGAATCAATTAGCCATTCATCAGCGTTAATTATTTTATTCGTGGCACAGTCATACAACTCACGGTATGTCTTGTTGTTCGATTTAGTTTTATCAACCACCAAGAAAAGCACCGAAATAGGCGTATCTTCAAAAGCGTTTTGAATCAAATTCAACTCGACTAATTGATTCCCAATAACTTCACGGAGTGTTTTTTCGGTGTTTCGATAGGCAATACCTGGAAACATAATGAAAAACCCAAAACGATACGCATTGGCTAATCCTTTCAGCATAAAAACATCATCAAGCACACCTGATTTTTTCCACGGAAAATCTGCTTGAATAGCAGCCTTTTCTTCTTCGGCAAGTTCTTTAAATTTAAGTGAGAATGGCGGGTTCATTACAACACAATCACTTTTTGGCTCACTTTGATACAAGAAAAAACTCGTATTATGAATCTCAGCATCTGGATAATTATTGGCTAATGCTGCGCATGATTCCGATTGAATTTCTACTGCAATAAACTTACTTGGTTGAATGAATTGCTCAAGCTGTCCACTGCCTGCTGCACCATCAAAAACACTTGGATTTTTACCTAAGTATTTCTCGACTTTCCCCGCCAAATATCGGCGTAAAGATTCACCTGTGATGTACTCAGCAAACTTATTCGCTTTCTTGCGATTATTATGTTCTTCAAAACTCATTTTTTATACTCCACACCTAAATCTTCTAACCCAAAATAACCGCAAGATTTTGTTCGATTTACTGCGCTGTATTTACTTACCTGCGGAAACGGTATCGGCTCAATTAAGTGACCGTTACAACGAAAACGGTCGTCATCCCATTCGCTGCTTGATATAAAATAATCTGGCGTATAAAAATCCTCTAATTCCGCACCGCACTTTGGGCATTTATAGCTTGTCATTGCAATGCCCCTTTCCCATAACTTTTAGCCGCATAGGTTTTGGCTTGTTGCTGTGGTTTCTCGTTGATGAATTGATACGCTTGTGCCTGATCGCAATCGAGGAAGTGACCTCTATCAAATTTCATATAGGCTGTGCCTAATCCACCAAATCTATTCTTGGTAACAATGGCCTCAGAGTAAGGATTATCACAATCTGCCTTATATGCGCCCTCACGGTAAAGCATGATGATTTGGCTTGCATCTTGCTCGATAGAGCCTGAATCACGTAAATCTGAATTAGCAGGGCGTTTTACTGCACGGCTATCCACATCACGGTTAAGCTGACAAAGTAAAATGATTGGAATATTGAAGTTTTTCGCAAAGGTTTTAAGTTTACCCATTGAATTGGCGATAGCTTGGGTTAAATTGACACCTCGCTCTTGCTTGTGATTCATCAAGCCTAAATAATCAATCACAATTGCAGATGGTGCGCCTTTCTCGCTAATATGGTTTTCGGTAATTGCGCAGATTTCATCGGCAGATAAACCACCACGATCGACAAAGTAAACATCTTGCGACCGTACTTCTTGCAATGCGCTTGTTAAGCGATGATAGTCGCCCTCATCAAGCTCGGCAGGGTTGCGCAATTTTTTTACGCTCACGCCACCAGTAGCACTCAACAAACGATCGACTAATTGGAAGTTACCCATCTCAAGGCTGAAAAATAAAACCGAGCCATGATTTTTGGCGATATTGTGAGTCACTGTCAGACTAAATTCTGTTTTACCTGTTCCTGGACGACCAGCAACAATCACAATATCCGTTGAATTTATGCCACCAAGAATGTTATCCACCGCCTCAATGCCCGTATAAAGTAAACGTTCTTTGAAATCGCTTTTTGAACGTTTTTCCAACACATCCACGTAAGCATCAACCAATTCCCCCATGGCGATTGGCTTGATTTCCGTTTTGCTGACAAGCAGTTTTTGGATTTGGTTAAGTGCATTTTGAGTAATTTGGCTGACTTGCTCCTCTTTTGCGTTGGCTAACTCCCCTGCCATTTTCAACAATGCCTGTTGAACAGTACGATTTACCCAAGCGGAATGGACTTTCTTTGCATAGCCTAAAATATTTCCGCTGTAAGCATAGCCACCTGCTAATTCCGCGAGATTGGCAAAGTTTTCGCCGTAGTCCTGCGCAAGCAGCAAAATATCAATCAAATCATCTTTGCGAGCCTGTTTGCGAATGTTTCCGTAAAGTTCGCCAAGTTGGAATGTGGCAAACATTTCAGGCTCAAGCCAGCTCATCACTTCACGTGCTTGTGGAGATAATCCACCGTTTAAAAACGCACCGACCAAAGAATATTCCAAATCGTAGATTCCGTTACGCATTACAAATTCCCCTCCAAAACTTTATCCAGCGTGTTTTCTCGTAGTAAAAAATCAAAATCAGCTTTCCAGCCACGGTTATTTTCACCGAAATAAAACTCACGAGCAGAGCGCATAAAATCCGTAAAATATTCGCCCAATGCCGACGCACTACCATCGCCAAATCGTTTTTTAAACACCTCAGAAAGTTTCTTCACGGCTCGTTTACGCTTGTCACTCAAATTTGACGGATCGGCAATTCTTGGCAAAGCAACGCCTGTTAAGTCCAGTGCATCGTTGTAGGCTTGAGCTATCCCGATATAATCCGTTCGATCAATTTTTTGTTTTTCATCAGAGTGTGTATTTCCATCAGGGTGTGTATCGCCATGCCCTTGTGTCACATCGGCGTCAGCCGATTCCCTTTTAGGGGGTAGGGGGTTATCTTTTATTTTTTCTTTTGTAATAGTTTCTTTTGTGTTCCCTACTTTTTCGGGATAGTCATTCCCTACTTTTTCGGGATAGTCATTCCCTACTTTTTCGGGAACTAATTCCCTATTATTTCGGGAACTCCCTACTTTTTCGGGATTAAGCATTTCCCAGCTAAAAACAGACAAATTCACGCCTGTTTTTTTGCCATCTTCAAACAAAATACGCTCTTTAATTAATTCTTTTCTTGCTGCCGAAAGTTGGTTAATGTGATATTTGGTTGGTGCTATTTCCATCATTTCACAGACCTGTGAATGCGTGAACCACTCGCTTTCTTTTCGCCAAGAAAGCGTTTTAAGTATGGTTGCCAACAAATAAGATCCTTTCCAACCTAAAACTTTAGATCGCAAAATTGCTTTTAAAAGCTCATTCGGAATAGCCGTAAATCCATCATCCACACTCACTTTCTTCACACCTTGCTTTTCGGGTTTAGACTCTTCTTGTTTTTCGCGTAATTCGCGCCAATCTTCAATTCTGACGACATTTCCCATCATTCATCTCCTTAAATAGTAATTTTGCTTGTTTATCTAATTCGTTAATTAATGCCCCTTGCTCGATAAGTTTTTTTAATCGCTTTCGATATTCAAGGGCTTGCCAAAGCGGAGATAAAGAAGTACAATTACTACTATCTTTTATGTTCGTTTTATTCATATAAAACGTCTCCTTAAAGCCACGAAATCTTCTCGTGGCTTTTTTATTAAAAAAAACTCACCACCACAAAAAGAATGGCAATCGCCGTAAAGTAACGAAACTCGCTATCCTCTCGCCAAATTTGTGCAATAATGCGCAATCTACTTTGCAATTTACTCATTCTTTTTATGTCCTTTGTTACATTCCGTGATTTATTTGCCCAAATATTTCTCGCGCAACCGATCGTCAAAGCCTTTTGCCGCCAATAAAAGCAGTTCTAACTCTGATTTCTCAATTGCTACGTGAGAATTCACATCGAAAACATCAAACCCATTTGCCGCAATAAAATTAAACGCCTGATTAGCGTCTTCATTGCTGACAAAACGGCTCAACGTGGACGGCGAACATTCCATCTTGTCCGCAATCTCGCATTGTTTCTGTTTCCAGTATTTGTTCATAACCCGATCCGAAAGCACTCTTGCGGATCGCGTTAATTTATTGCGTGCCATTGCGTATTCCTGTTGGTAAATTACAGTCATGCGATAATCGCAGAGCCTGACTTAATAGGTTTGCTAAAGTGTCTAATTTCTTCCGCAGAGACAGAACCGCCCAAGGCTTGAGATAGAATCTCGGAATATCTGGTTTCACCTGTATATTCAGTTCTTGGTAGAGAATTTGATGTGCGCCATTTGTAAACAGCTCGAACAGAAAGCCCACATAAATCTGCCACTTTAGCTGCACCCAAAGAGTCAATAATGTGTTTTAAATTTCCCATATATAATCTCTTTAAATGAACTTTAAGTACATCTTAAAACAGAACTGAAAGTACTTCAAGTTTTATTTATAATTGAACCGTTAGTTCAAAGGTGAAAAAATGATTACTGAAGAAAAAATTAAACAGGACTTTGCTGCACGGCTAGACATTGCGTGCAAAAGAAAGAACTTGCCAGAAAAAGGCAGGGGAAAAGTTATTGCAGATATACTGAAAATTACGCCAAAAGCCGTGAGTAAATGGTTCAATGCGGAGACATTGCCAACTCAAGCAAATATTTATGTATTGGCTGATTTTTTGGGTGTGACAAAAGAATGGCTAACTTATGGCGATAAGAATGCCTCTATTGAGAAAATCGAAAAGCAAATATCCTACCCTTTGCTAAGCCCAATCCAAGCAGGGCTATGGACAGATATTAGATCGCTTGAAGGATTTGACGGTTACGAGATGATCCCAAGTACAGTCATAGCCTCTGAAAATTCCTTTTATTTACGAATTGAAAGGAAATCTATGCTACCGCGTTTTAATGAAGGCGATCTTGTTTTAATCGACCCTGATATTGCGCCAACCCCGGGAAAATTTGTGGCTGCAATCAATGGCAACAACGAGGCAACATTTAAACAATACAAAGAGCTTGGCACAAGAACGTCAGAAGGCATACCGCACTTTGAGCTTGTTCCGCTTAATCCTATGTTCCCAACATTAAGCTCACTCAACCAAGATATTCGCATTATTGGTGTGGCAAGAGAAAGAATTGAAGTGCTTTAAACTAACACTGGATATTGTTGATCTTTAATAACAACCAATCTAAGGAAGAAAAATATGACAACGAAAAAACATAATTTCAATATTAGATTCTATTCTGTCAGTTCTGAAAGTGGTTATAACTTCAGAAATCTAGAAGATCATTTTAAAAATGATTCAATGCCTGTAGTAACAATAGGAAACTATTCAAGAAGAATACATATCTTTTCTAATAACTCAGATTTTGACAATTCAATCTCTGGTTATTTTTCAACATTTAGAGAAGATCTCTTACACAAGGGAAATAAAAAGACAGGAAAAGAAGAGTTATTAAATCTCGAAGATGATGAATCGATTATTGAGCGAAATTATTTCACACTATTTTACGGGAAAGAAAAAGAAATTCTTCTTTATCACAATTCTTCTTTGTATGGGAATATAAGAAATTTTGAAAGCTACCTTACAAATTTAACTAAAACAATATCTACCGATAAACAATTCCATCAAATAACAATGGCTGAAATCGGGGCTGAAAAATTTCTCACAGATAACAGAACCCCCCCCTAACCCAAATAGAATATAAAATATCTCGCCCACGCAGTAAAAAACCAAGAGAGGATGAAGATCCTTGGGTTCAAGAGCAGTTTGATGAAATGAAAGGACTTGGGGTAAGTACACAAAAAGTTGTTCTTTATTCAAAAAATGGCTTATTACCAAATACTTGGGAAAAAATAAAAATACTCCTTAGTCTTGATAGAACTAGAATGTTAAAAGTAAAGCTTAAAGATATGGAGCAACCTATCGACCTTCTTCACAATGTACTAAAAGATAAGTTTTCAATTAACGCTCCGTCTAGGGAGGAGGTTAAGCCTAAGGAAATATTTTCAAAAATCTATGAGATGAAAGAGAAGCATAATGATATACTAAAAGAGTATCTTGATGATGGGGAGTAACTAAGGAGACAAAATATGCATATCAAACATTGGAAAAAAATAGCATTTATTTCTAGTTTTGGTGTGCATTTTTATCTGTCGAAAAATGCTACTTTTGCCGGCTTTACTCTTGATGAAATTCATGAATTGAGCAATAACCTATTTTCTATATCCGCAACACTAATAGGCTTTATTTTTGCGGTAATCGCCATTTTAGTGACAATTACTGAAAATCCACTCATAAAAAAAATGAGAAAAAATGGAATGTACTCCGAAATAATAGATCATCTTGGCTATCTGATAGCGGGGTTCAGTACGACAATGCTACTTAGCTACACCTGCTTATTATTTTCAGATGAAAATTTACATTATTTACTAATCTGCACCTCCTTTATCTTTATGTATAGCATGATTATGCTAATTACCGATATGTTCATAAGGCTAAAATTGACATTTCGCAATCTTGCATAGCAAACCATTTTACCTTGAAATCACTACCTAACGATTAAACCGCCTACTGGCGGTTTTTTATTGCCCGCAATTCACAAAAACACCTCAAAATCTACTGCACTTTCCACCCTTAATACCCAAATTGATTAAAAAATAAGCAATCAAACACCATTTCAAAAAATTTATTTCTTTAGAAATCAACCTAATATGAACAATTAGTACATTTTATTAAAAATATGTACTTTTTGTTCTTGACTATAATGAACTGCAAGTACATAATAATCCCATCAAAACGAGATACACAAACAAGGAACCTAAAAATGACAAATCTTCAAAACTTTAAAAAATAGCTTAACTCAATCTCGCCGATTGAGTGCGGTTTAAAAGTTGGTGACCGAGTTATTTATAAAAACGACTTTGGGAGCGAATTCGGACCGTTCGAAGTCATTGGGTTTGAAAAGAAAGAAGATATTTCAGGCGGAAGATTTGTTTACTTAAACAGCGATAGTTACTGGTTCCCAGTAAAAGCGGAACAACTAACAAAACAATAAGAATCTTTACTAAGCCCTTTTGGTGAGGGCTTGAATAAAAATTTTAATTGCTCTTTAACAAATCGAATCACCCACGAACCAACATCAACATTGGGAATAATGCGTAGCTTGAACGCGTGGGGCTGAGGCAATCAAGACAACGCCATTTTTAACCGCACTTTTCTCTTAATGCAGCCGAAATCGATTTGACGGCGACAGCGTTGCGGAATCTGACAAATTAAGCGCATTATCACATTAAAGCGCGGTTAAAAATGGTACACAAACAAGGACCAACTATGGCAACTATCATCGTAAAGCGTGATGCAGGTTCACGCAAATTCACCGAAAAAGGCGAAATCTTACAACGCGGTAAAGCGGGCAGATTAGAAAGAATGTTCGATAAACAACGTCGCATTAATGCCGCGTTTGAAAAAATGGTAGAAAAAGAAAGTACGGTGGACCGCGCAATTAAATTTGCAGCCAACCGCCAAAAAGAACAACTTATCGACATCGCCAATTACCACTACTACAAAGGTAAACCTGCTGACACAAACACCGTGCGCGCAGTGCAGAAGCGCAGACTGGGTGTGAGAGAATTAATACGATAACCTCAGATGAGCCTTACAAGCATAAAGAAAGGCACCCTATTCTAGACAAAAATTTCGTGATTAGCGGCTTTTAGTCGCCAATACCACTGATTATTTACACCTTTAAATATTTGAAAATACATATAGGTAATTCCTTATGCAAGATGAAATGAAACGCTATGCGATTTCTTATTACTTCGACGGCAAAAGGTGGGCGACAGATGTTTACGCCCATTCATTCGAAGAAGCGGAAGAAAAGCTAAAAGCAATGTCCCAAGGTACTGTTGACGGCGAGATTCACCTTTCAGTTTACATTCCTGAAAATCCGCTATCGAAAGTATCAAGGTTGATTACAAGAATAGCTAAAAAGTTTATGTAAGTCAGTGACTTTCATCACAAATTTTAAACAATTTGGTTAAAGAAACTCACTCGGCGGAAGCGCAGACGGAAGCCCAACGGTGCTAAGCGGTCGTTAGATTGAAAGCCCTAACCTACTTAGTGAAGAGTGAGTTTTAAAGTCTGCCCATGCAAAGCCAGTGAAAAACGGTGCAGTTGCCGAAAGTGGAGCTCAAGCAGGCGAATATCCCAATGTGGATATTTCAAAACACATTTGCTAGTACAGAGACACAACGGCATGTGAAACCGTTGCGAATGATAGATGAAGTGTGTTTTGAAATGGCAAACAAACGAGGAACGCAACAATGGAAAAATTAGAAATTATCGGTTTACAAGCCAAAAAATTAGATAAATTGGAGAATGTATGAATACAATAATAATCGCTTTTTTTACTGCTCTACTTGTATCATTATCAGTTCATTATTTTTTTATGAGCCAAATAGAAAAATGGTTCGACGCTTTCTTTAATGAAGAATCAAAAGTTTTTGAAAAATACGCAAAAGAGATTACAGAAATTGTGAAGAAAAACTTATAAACAGACCTTGCAAAAATTCTTGCCAAATGCGGTAAGTTGAATAATCCCTTTTACAACCTCAATTTCTTTTTCTTGGACAACTTTTTTTAATTGATTTAAATAATTTTCCTGTACTGAAGCTGGTAAGGGCACATTAGTATCTGCGTCCGTTAATAACCCACCATTAAGGAGATAATTTAATAATGTAGTATTATGCTGTTGAAGTTCTTCTTGTTCGGTTTTAAATTTCAAGAAAAGTTCATTTTCTCGATGTTTATCATAAAGAGAATCATCGCTTTTATATTCACTATATGAAACATCAACAAGTTTTAGTCGAATTAGATTATCAATTGAAGACTCAATCAAGTTATTATCTTGGCATTCTGGATTCCCTAAAAAGACATGATTAAAATGATCGGTATAATTATCATTTTCTTTATTTGTCACTCTGATTTTTGAAATAGTTTCATCTCTACCGTGATAGAGAGAATATAAATTCTGAGCATCTAGCGGACTAAGCATTTTTATCATTTCTGAAAATGATGGATGAATATCATTTGCTTTTGAACTATCCATTGCAGATACAATGAGATTGGAAAACATATCTCTAATTTCATCCTTATTAATACGAAACTTAGCTGATTCTAGTGTAGAACCAATTACCTCAACATCAGGCTCAATGCGATTTTCATCAAGAATTTTAGTTGATTTATTTGTGATTTCTTCTTTGAATTTGTCAACATTATTGGCAACTTCTATTTGTTTTTTCTGCCGTTCTTCATCCCATTTTGCACCAAAAACGACATACCATATATCACTTACTGTTTGCCCAATGCCCTTGGATGCAGTTGCTGTAATTTCTTTTCCTGCAGCTACTGCAACACCCGTAACCGCTGTTGATATAGGTTCACTCATAATAAAATCCTCTTTATTTATGTAATGTAGATTAAAGTTTGGTCACTGATAATCATATCACTAGATAGAGAGGATTTCATTATGCGTAAAATATTTGACACTGCCCCACTTCCGGATTAAGATGTTCTCACTTTCAAGCTGTCATTTGACAGCTTTTTTTATACCTAAAGGAGCAGAAAATGAAAGTCAGTAAAGAACATCAAGAATGGATTAAACAATACGCCAAAAGCCATAACCTTACCGAAGAAGCCGCGTTGAATAAATTGATTGGTGATATACGTGAAACGCAAGAAACTGAACGAGTGAATTTACAACAGCAAATTATCGAAAGATTACCGCACTTAAACCTCGAACAAATGCGTGAAATTCGTCAGCGTGTTGAGCAGTTTTATCCGACGTTATTTCACGTTTTGTCAGAAGCAATTAAAAAATAATTTCGCTTTACAACCCAAAATTCTTATATTACTATCCATCACAGGTGTCGAAACCTAATGCAAAAAGGCGGATAGTTCAACTGATCGCCATATGGCGATTTTTTTATATCCGTAATCCTGACTATGTCGGGAGGGCGACTAATACAATACCTTCTGGAAATACGTCCAGCCCTTTCCTTTTTGCAGGGTTTTCGAACCTCCCGACGCCACTGTCGAAAGTGGCTTGTTTAAACAAACAAATAGCAAAAAGGATTACAAAATGTCAGCTCTTACAATTTTCAATTTTGAAAACACTCCTGTTCAAACCATTGTAGAAAACAATGAAATCTTTTTTAGAGCAACTCAGCTTGCAGAATTGTTGCAATATAAAAATCCACATGACGCATTAAGAAAACACGTTGATTCTGACGACCTAGCAAAACGCGAGATCGTGAATACTATCAATAAACGTGCTCAAGTTCTTTTCGTGAATGAAAGCGGAATGTATTCATTAGTCTTGAGTTCAAAATTAGAGCAAGCTAAAAAAGTAAAACGATGGGTCACTTCTGAAGTGTTACCGGCAATTAGAAAAACAGGAAAATATCAACTTCAACCGCAACAACTTGCACTACCTGAACCTGAGAAATTCCCCCGTGAATTTACAGAGCATGACCTACAACAGCTCGTTTGGGCGTGGTTTGCTTTATTGCGTAGCACGGAACTTTGCCAAGTGCTTCATCCAGCATTAAAACAAATTGGTTCGCACTATGCTGCATCCGTTTATGACATAGCTTACGAATATCGCAGTACTCTCCGTCAGGCCCATAACGTATTGACACGCATTACAGAGCAATTTGAATGCGAGCAAGGAAATAACTGGCGCGTATTAAAATACCTTCGAGCCTACGATCCTAAAAAAACGGGTTTTCAGCTAGATATTCTCTAAAACACCACAAAATCCGACCGCACTTTTTTAAGTCTGCGGCGGATTGTTACACCCCAAATTCAACAAATCGACTAAAAAGGAAACAAAAATGAAACGCTCAAAAACCCCATTACGCCAAGAAAAACAAAGCTTCACGCATTTTATAAACAGAATCTGCTATTTTCTCGCCGCCTTGATTATTGCCCTGATTGTAGGCGGAATTAGCCTACACGCCAATGCCCACCCCACCGATTGGCACGATAACGAATTAAGCCAACAAATCCAAGCTGAAACACAGTGTGAGCTGAAAGGTGGCATATATGAAAACGGCGTATGTTTACCGCCCAATCTTACACTGGCAACAGAAAAAGAACTGCAGGATTACACCGCACAAAAACAAGCAGAAATTAACCGCACTTGGAGTAAACAATGAAACCTTCCGATGATTACTACTATCAACTCGATGCTGCACACCAACGAGAAGTGGATTGGCAAGCAGGCTATGAAATCGCCTTAGATGAAGTCTCCACTGAAATTGACAACGATTTAAAGCAAGGCGACCAAACGCATTATCACGAACTCACGGAAATGCTGTGTGATAACGATAATTTCTGGCTTGCTATTGGTAGCGGTGCAAGTTATGAGCCTTATAGACAAGAGGCGATTAAGAAAATCGCTGAGCGTGAATTGAACGCAAGAATGAATGATTATGACCCAGATTAATGGAGGGGCGAGATGACAAACCAAGTCCAACATCAACAAAATAAACAGCCACCTGCGCTTAAAACATTTTTTGAAAGTGCGAATGTGCAAAATAAGATTAAGGAACTTGTTGGCAAAAATGCGGCAACCTTTGCAACAAGTGTCATGCAAATCGCCAATAGCAATGCAATGCTAAAAACAGCAGACCCAATGAGCATTTTTAATGCTGCTTGTATGGCTGCGACACTGAATTTGCCACTACAAAATGGTTTAGGCTTTGCTTACATAGTCCCTTTCAGAAACAACAAAGAAAAGAAAACCGAAGCGCAATTCCAAATTGGCTATAAAGGCTTTATCCAATTGGCACAACGTAGCGGGCAATTTAAACGCTTAGTCGCATTGCCTGTGTACAAAAAGCAACTTATCAAAAAAGATTTCATTAATGGTTTTGAGTTCGACTGGGAGCAAGAACCTGAGCAAAACGAAAACCCAATCGGCTATTACGCCTATTTTAAACTGGTAAACGATTTTTCGGCTGAACTCTATATGAGTCACGATGACATCGTCAAACACGCTCAACGCTACAGCCAAACATTCAAAAAAGGCTATGGCGTATGGCACGATAACTTCGAGGCAATGGCATTAAAAACTGTAACTAAGTTATTGCTATCAAAACAAGCTCCGTTATCGGTTGAAATGCAACAAGCCGTATTAGCCGACCAAGCCGTTGTGAAAGATGTAGAAAATCAAGAATTCAACTACACCGACAATATTCAAGAAGCGGAATTTTTAGCAGTTGTTGATGAAGCCACATTCGAACAATACAAACAAAGCATTACCAATGGCGAAACCACCCTGCAAGAACTTTGTGATAGTGGGGCGTATGAGTTTAGTCAAGAGCAATTAACGAAACTTGAAGAGCTAGAAAATCAGAAAGCAGAATAGTCATTGACACCGCCCCAAACTTCGGATTAAGATAACAGCACTAACAATACAAGTCGGTTATCAAACGCTCCGATTCAAAAGCGGTTTTTTTGTACCTAAAATCTAGGTAAAGATCACTTATGATCGGGTCGAGAGAACCTAATAAAATACCTTAGGGGAATAAGTTCCGCCATCTTGTATTGGTAGTTGAAGCCCGATCGCCAACTAAGCGATCAATACTAACTAAAATACAAGGTACAAAAAAATGACAACTCAAATTCAAACAATCCAGTTCAACCACCAATCTCTAGTTACATTCGAACAAAACGGTACACATTACACCGCAATGAAACCAATCTGCGAAAATATCGGTTTATGTTGGGATGGACAAAGACAACGCATTCAAAGAGATGAAGTGCTTTCAGAGGGAGCGGTTATCATAACCGTACCTTCAAATGGTGGAGATCAACAAATGATCTGCCTGCCCATCGAATATATCAATGGCTGGCTTTTCGGTATCGACATTAAACGCTGCAAACCTGAAATTCGCGAAACTCTGATAATGTACAAAAAAGAATGTTATCAAGCCTTGTACAATTATTGGAATAAGCCACAACAACTTGCACTGCCAGAACCAGAAAAGAAATTCAGTTTTGAATTTACCGAGTACGAACTCGAACAACTTGTTTGGCTTTGGTGTGGACACAAACAAATGAATACCCTACTTGGCGATATGATCAAACCGTTAGAAACTATCGGATCTTATTTTACAGGTATGGTCATCAGCCATCATCAAGAATATCAACGCCAATACAAAAACACGCTCCCAACCATTCAGAAATTGATTGCACCATTTAAGGCGTCTAATCAAATGAACTGGGAAAGAGCGAAAAACCTCATCGCCCAATAAAACATCACAAAATCCGACCGCACTTTTTTAAGTCTGCGGCGGATTCTCACACCTAAAATCCGACAAAAGGAACAGAAAATGAACAAATTAATCATTACGCTTGTGTGTGCATTTGTGGTGTATATGGCGCACGCCCTAAACCTTAATCAAGACTGTGACGGCAAAATCTGTCACACCGAAATAATTTCAACTATAGAAGGAAAATAAAATGTACCAACTGAAAGCTAGATGCTCTGGCTTGGCTGATTTAATGGTAAAGCCTAAAAGCGGTAACGGAATATCTGCTACAGCAAAAAGTGCGGTGAGAAAGATAGTGAAATTTGATTTATTCGGTTATCGAGATTTTGAGGGGAATAAATACACCGAGAAAGGTATCGCACTGGAAGAACAAGCCATTAAGTTAAGCGGTCGTAAACGTGGCTTACCCCTTAAAAAGAACACGGAAAGACGCGAAAACGATTGGATTACAGGCGAGTGCGATATTTATGTGCCAAGCCGAAGATTAATCATAGACACTAAATGTTCTTGGGATATTGGCTCACACCCTTTTTTTGCTGATGAGGCAGAAGAAAAAGCCAAAAAAGCGGGGTATGACGCACAAATGCAAGGCTATATGTGGCTATGGGATTGTGATGAGGCGCAAATTGATTTTGTCCTCCTGCCTACCCCTTATGACCAATTATCAAGCTATGACGACCCAAACAGATACATTGACTTGGTTGAGCAAATCCCCAAGAAAAACGTATCACGACGGTCACAATTAAACGTGATGAGAAAATCATCGAGAAAATCAAAGAGCGAGTAGAAATTGCTCAAGAATATTATCAACAACTCATACAGGAGATGAGCTAATGGCACGTAATACCAACACCGTGATATTAGTCGGTCATTTAGGCAGTGACCCAGAAATCCGCCAATTCCAAAATGGCGGGCAAATTGCCACATTTAATCTTGCTATCGGCGATGATTACCGAGATAAACAAGGTAATACAGTTAAACGTACGCATTGGATACCTATTGTGGTGCATGGCAATTCTGCTGATGTAGCAAGACAATATCTACAAAAAGGCTCAAAAATCTGCGTAACAGGAAAATTGGTGCAGGAAAGCTGGCAAGACCAAAACGGCAATAATCGCACCGCACTTAAAGTAGCGACACAATCCTTTGAAATGCTAGACAGCAAGGCAAACAATGAAACACAACAGCCAACCAAAGACAAAGAAAAACCTGACCCATTAAGCGCAGCAGCTGAACAAGATGGGTTTAATGATGATGTTCCGTTTTGAATTACACCACAAGTACTAACCAATAGTGGCTTTTTTATTATCTAAATTTGAGAGACAAAAATGACTGAAGAAAACAAAGAAATTATAGCTTATAAAGGGTTTAAGCAAGACTGGACTTGTCGAGGTTATCAGTATGAGGTAGGCAAAACGTATGAGCATAAAGGTAATGTTAAGGCTTGTGATAGTGGATTCCACGCCTGCGAATACTCGCTTGATGTGCTTAGCTATTACAATCCAGCGGTAAGTAAATTTGCTGTAGTTAAAATGAGCGGCGAAACATCAAAAGATAGTGATGATACAAAAATTGCATCTGCAAAAATCACGATCGAAACCGAAATTAACTTACCAGAAATGGTAAAAAAAGCCGTTGAATGGATAAAAGGTAAAGTTGATTGGGATGCTGCCAAGGTGTCCAATACAGGCGATCAGTCGGCAGCGACTAATACAGGCGAGCAGTCGGTAGCGACTAATACAGGCTATCAGTCGGTAGCGACTAATACAGGCTATCAGTCGGCAGCAGCCAATACAGGCAATCGGTCAGCAGCAACCAATACAGGCTATCAGTCGGCAGCAACCAATACAGGCGATTGGTCGGCAGCAGCCAATACAGGCGATTGGTCGGCAGCAACCAATACAGGCGATTGGTCGGCAGCAGCCAATACAGGCAATCGGTCGGCAGCAACCAATACAGGCAATCAGTCGGCAGCAGCCAATACAGGCAATCAGTCGGCAGCAACCAATACAGGCGATTGGTCGGCAGCAACCAATACAGGCGATTGGTCGGCAGCAGCCAATACAGGCAATCGGTCGGCAGCGACTAATACAGGCTATCAGTCGGCAGCGGAAGTATCTGGCAAGCAATCTATAGCTGTTGCGCTTGGTTGGCAATCTAAAGCTAAGGCGAGTATTAATGGTGCTATTGTTTGTGTATATCGCAATCATGATGGCGAGCTAATCTATATCAAAGCATCAAAAGTCGGTGAAAATAACATCAAAGCTGATACTTGGTACACGTTAGATGAGATAGGTGAGTTTGTTGAGGTTAAAGATGTCTAAAAAGCTATGAAATCAAAGCCGCTAAATAGGCGGCTTCATTTAACGCGATTGCTTCCACAATTCAACCGCCTGAATAATCAGTTGGTTTTGTGGAATGTCGTGTTGTTTGCTGAGTTGTTCGATTTCAACGATGGTTGCTAATGGCAACTTGTAAGACTTCGATTTTACGCCGCGCTTTTCATCTGAACGTGCTTTAATTTCGTTGATTGACAATTTCATCTTTATAGCCCATAATTTTGAAGAACTGGGGAACTGGTACTTCCCCAGATTATCGTTACCTATTAATAAGCAGGAAAGCTAATTAGTAGTAAGACAACGATAAGGAAAATGCGAACTAACATTTTATTTTCCTTCTTCGTAACGTGGGATTAAGCCACACGCTCACTTTCAAGCTTCCCCTTGAAAGTGAGATTAGTATAAATCGGTATACCGATAAAATCAACAAATATCTAAGAAAGCCATTGTATTTTACAGTGGCTTTTTTATCGCCCTCAACCCAGCTCGCTTAGGCGGGCTTTTTATTACCCCAAAAAATAGGAGAAATAGAATGATTAGAAACAGTAGATGGACACCTGAGGTTCCACGCCCAACACTTAATGATGAACATTTATTTGCAGCCTTTTTAAAGGAGTGGGTAGAAAAAGAATACAAAGATGAAGTTAATTCAGCCAAAAAGTACTTTGAAGATGAAGAATTTGATATTGAAGATTTTGGCATTTATCAAAGCATTTTAAAAGAGTGGATAGGCGATAATGAAGACACCGCTGAAAATCTTATTAAATGGCAAGGCTGGGATTATCGCCAAGCCAAAGAATTTGAAGAAAAAAATCTTGAGTATGATTTTGATAAAGAAAATAACCGCCTATCTAAACAATGGGTAACTGACAATGTTTATACATTGCCTTTTTCTGTCGGTAGTCGCGTAAAATGGGGTTTAAAAGAAGGTATTATTATGGAGGATAAAAATAATAATTACCTACCTTTTGGAAAAGTGTGCGTATTAACAGATAAACAGGCAGCAAAAAATAAAAAATGGCAAGATCAAGGAATATCAAGTAGACATGGTGGTTATATTGTTAATTGGGAATCATTGGAATTGATAGAGGAAAAACAATGAACCTACTAAAATCCCTCGCTATAATAATCCTCAATGAGGAACTCAAAAATAATAAACGCCACTTTGAAAAAGTAGGCAATGAAAATCTTGCCAAATCAAGACGCATTAAAGAGCTTGAAAGCGATAATGACTGCCTAAGAATTAAAGTAGAGCAAATCCGACAGGACAATTTAAAACTCCGAGAAAATCGACCGCACTTTAAACACCATAAGAAAAAAGGAGGGCGAAAATGAATGAAATTAACATCAAACTCCCTTTACATAAATTCCAAGATTTAATGATTAGTCACGTCCGATACAGCCTACCACGCCATACTTATATCGTTAGCGAAACTATTCACGATGTTAAAACCTACTGGAGCGTGTTAAGCAGTAATACTCGAGAGGTAATTACTCGCGATATTAATGAGCATTTGAAACGCTGGGAAAGCGACCGAAATGACGCATTCCACAAACTTGACTACGATTCGTGGGAGGAACTATTTGACTGGATAAATGAAAACCGTATCAGCACATCAACAACTGGCACAACAGCAAAACTGATTGTGCCTGTGTTGCCTGTGGTAAATCTTGGTAAGCAAAAATAGAAATTAGTATTTAACAAATCCAATAGGCGTTTCAAGTGAGTGCCTATTTTTTAAGGAAATAAAAATGACAGCAAAACAAATAAGAGTCGGGGTAAGTCCAATAACAAACCAAATTTTTGTCGGTTATGTTAACAAAAAAGGGGATGCGTGGACAACAAAACAAGATGCAACAACGGAAATTCTGTTTGCAGTTGCACAGCACGCAATGGAATTTGGTAAACCAATAATTTTATCTGAGGAAACTGCAGATGGACGTTTTGCCAAAAAATACTCAATCACTGTTGAACAGATTGGAGGTGAAGAATGAGCAAAAACAACAATGGATGGATTAATTGTGCAAACGAACTACCAGAACCATTTTCTACCGACTTAGAGTATCGTAATGCAACTAACAAACACCTAATTTATTTTACTGAGGATGGTGATCATTGGGCTGTTGGTCTTGGTTGGTATTTATATGACGATAAGTCGGATTGTGAAGGTTGTTTAATTCCGTATTGGGAATCGGATGAAAACCCTGGCGAGGAAGTGGAGGTTATTTATTGGCAACCGCTACCACCGCCACCAGCCTGCTAAACCCCATTTACAACCCATTAAATCGCCCTATCCTCTTTACAAAAAGATGAATAAGTTAGATGAAATGGGCTAACTAAAATAAATCGTTATAATCGCTCTTATGGGCGGTTTTTTATTGGAGGAAATATGGAACCAATTAAACTTTCGCAGAAAGCCGAAGAAGAAATTGTTAATGCAGCAAAAATGGCAGCGTTATCCAATTTAACTGAGAAAAGCCAAAATTTAATTACGCTTGAGGATATTGCAATATATTTCGGACGACATTATCAAACCGTTGCGAAAATTATTTCAAAATTACCCAACTTCCCAAAACCTGTTACGGTCGATCAGAAAAATTCTCGCCCACGCTATATTGCAGGCGAAGTTGTTCGTTGGGGCGTATTAATGCTAAACGTATTAGCTAATCAAGTAATTCCGCCACCTCCGCCATATCAGGGGCATAATAGACATTTTGTAAAATCGAAATATCTTTATGCCCAGATATTTTGGCTAATGTCATCACATCTACTTTTTTAGATAGCCGAGTTAATGCCTCACGCCGTGTATCGTGAAAATGCAGATATTCTCTCTCGGCAAGTTTTTTGAGTTTTCGGAATGTTGCATCAAGCACACCAGACTTAATATCAAAACATAATCCCTCATTCCCTATCTCACTTTTTAACCTCTCTAAAATAGCGATTGCATTTTTAGTCAATGGCACGGTTCTTGATGTACCGTTTTTTGTCATAGGCAAAAATGCAGTACGTTTCTCAAAATTTACATTATCCCAACTAAGACTACAAATCTCCCCTGCTCTCATTGCGGTTTCAACGGCAAACAACATAGCCGCAGCCGTTCTCGCTTTTGCAGTTTTGAGCGTATCAACATATCCACTGATAACAACAATAGCATTAATATCTTCTTCTGTTACTCGCTGAGTACGTGGTTTTCCCTTTTCGGGTAATTGAATGCCCACCATTGGACTTTTTTGTATATACCCCCATCGTTCAAGAGCAATTTTGAATATATGACCTATCGTAGATAATTCACGGCGCACACTTTCACTTTTTACAGATTCCAATCGCTCCGCAATCCAATCCTCAATATCCCTCCGACTCACATCAGATATATATTTATCCGTAACTGGATGGCGTAAAAAGCGATTTAACCGATTAAATTCGTGCTTTTCGCCACGTTTTGTTGGCGTAATTTCGCTAAGATAGCGTTTGATGACATCAGAAAATAATGTGTCGGGTTGCAATCCTTGCGACTGCAATTCCATTTTCTTTTCTTCCTCTGCGCCCCATAATGTGGCCTCTGCTTTTGTTGCGCAGGTTTTGGATTTGCGCACACCGTTTTTATAGATTTCTACCCGCCATTTATTACCACGCTTGCGAATTGTTGCCAT